GTTGAAGCCCGCAATGTTTCTGCAAGTTTGCGTTGGGCTGCTTCGTCAGCCAATGCGTTTTTAACGGCTAAAACGGTAAACGTCGTGGCGGCGGTGGCGGCGGCAGTAAACGCCAGTGCGGCTTTTTTGCCAAAATTATCTAAAGTTTTGGTGTAATCATCAGTTGCAGTTTCACCTTTTTTAAGACTGGAGACTAAATTGCTAACGTCTCCAAGAATGGAAAGTTTTAACGTGCGACTTGGTGCTGCCATTTTAATTCCACTTCTTTACAATTACGGAAAACGATTCTTCCCAGCGTTTTACAATTTCAGGTTGGATACTGCGCAAGGTTGGATAAATAAACCAACCGCGTGACCCACGCCCTTCCTTGCCTGACCAAACGGGAAACTGTTTGAATTTATTTGAACCGAATTCATTGCCGCCCCAAAGTTGTTGGGTTGTTGCCCCACCGCTAAATTTTTGTTTAGCAAATCCGTAAGAAATTTCACCTATCTTTGACGACTTAGAAACGACCGCACCTTCAGCAATTCGGCTTGCAGAAATCTGACCTTTACTGCGTTGGCTGGCAGTTGCTACAACTTTACCTTTTACAAAATCAGCCAATTCACTTGATGTTGTTTTGGCTTCGGTTGCCGCTTGGTCGTCCATTGCTTTGAACGCTTTTAAGATTCCGCGCAAATCTTCTTTATCGTAAGCGATTGCTTCACTTGTCACGATTGCGCCTTTCTAAAATGTCCATTGCGGTCAAAATGTCTTCGGCAGTTTCAAAACAATTTGGTGGTAGCCCTGTTGCCAAGGCTACTTCCCAAATCAGTCTTGCAAGGCTTCCGACTGCGAAACTTTTGGGCTTTCGTTGTCACCGACTAGCACGTCAGCAATTGTCTCTGTCCATACTTCGATCGGTTTCACTGGCTTACCTGCCGCTTCACGCTTCATGGCGTGATAAGCAAGAAACACCAAATCCGAAATTCCAATTTTGTCTTGCGCCTGAGAAATGTTATTTCCCGTGCTCTTTTCCCACTTTACCCACTCAGGCGGTGCAGCCGTGTAAGTTGCTGAATCGCCATTGTTATATTCAATTGTTATTGCTAGTTTCATTTTTACTCCCGATTGTTAGGTTTTAGAATGACTCGGTGACTTCACTTACGACAACAAATGTAAGTGTAATTGATTGTGCGTCAGGTGCTGAACCGCCCACGCTTGGATAAACTGGCAAAACGTTAAACGCAAAAACCGCGCCTGTTGTTGCAGTTAATGAAACGGCAATTGGTGTATTTGGTGCACTGTCCATTGCATTCCATAACGCTTCGTTTAGTGACGACGCTGCGCCCCAGTCAGCCAGCATTTCAACTTCAAATGCCCACTGGTTGTCAATTGTCTTGTAAGCCTTACCGTCAAGCGTTTGGTAAGTCTCTGTTGTTGGTGTGTTTGTTAATGTCGCACTGGTCGCTTGTGCGTCATAAGAGTCGTTGGCGATCGTTAGGACTAGATCGCGACCCGTGATGATCGTTGTTGGCACTTTGTCTCCTTAGATTGTTTGGGTGTAGTACGTTGAAACGTTGATGTCGGCAACAAGCATTGGTGATTGCCCGACTTCCAACACTGTGGGTTTGTCCACGGTGTCAACAACGTATCCTGACGGCATTGCCGTAAGAATTCCGATTATTAGTTTTTCCAGGTTGTCCAATGACCCCGCATTGCTATTTGAAGCAACCACGGCAGTAATGGCAAAATTAAGTTTAACTCTTGTTGTCGTCTTACCAATTAAAACAATTTCCATGTACGGCGTTGAAGGGACGATAACTATTGCTGGCGGAATTGGCGACTCTGGAACGCTTCCGTAAACGTTTGCGGATAATGCACTGAACGCGGTTGATAAGGCTGCGCGGGTGTCAGCAATGGAATTGGCTGGCATTTATTGCACCACCGTTTCAACGTCAAGATATGGTTGAAGCAATGACGAAACCCTGTTGGTTAATGATCTACCCATTCTGTATGGCGTACTTTGAAAATCAACACCTTGGATTTCTCCACCTGCCGCAACACGGCTTTGGAAAACTTCAACGCTTACTGCCAAAATGGCTGATTCAATTGCTGGCGTATTTGCATAAATTGCTGCGGCTGAATAACCTGACAATGTTGCAGTGCCTTCGGGAATAATGTCGCGCTCTGTCACGTCGGCTGACGTAATGGCTGCGGTAAAATAAAAATTGGCGGTGTCAACAACGGTGACTGTTGCAGAAAATGGTGCTGGCAACCCAGTGACCACAATTGATTGACCTGGCACAAAATGGTGCATGCGTTGCGTGTAATAAGTTGCAACGTTATTTGATAAACCATAAGCACTTACGGCTGAAGTGTTTGCCACAAGCATGGGCAAAATTACCGCTTCGCTTGTGTTTATTATTTCGTCAAGGTAAGAGTCAGAATAAAGAGAAACGGACACACCAAGCACTGTACGCAATTGACTTGCAGTGACTATTGCTGGCATGCCCGTTTCCTTTCGATCGGCTGCGCTACGTTCGGGAGTGACCGCAGCGCATGTCTAGTTTTTTACTTGTTGTTACGGAAAGCCCCGCCAGCAAGTTTGATTGCAGTTGCGCCAAATGAGTAAATGCCCACGGTTATTGAACCGTCAGCGGTTGACTCTGAACGCAATTGGAAATTGCTTGACTCATACCATGTGTACGCGTCAGGGTTAACCACAATAAGTGAACCGTCAGCAGAATCCGCTGGCGCTGAAAAGTCTGCATAAAGATCAAGACCTGCAACGTTTCCGCGAAGACTGTCAGGGCGCAATGCACCGCCAGCGTTCATAGGTTGTGAAGCAACATAGATTGGGCGTCCATTGTCATTGAGTGATATTGTGTTTGCCCACTGACCTGCACTCATGATGATGTTACGTGCAAAACCTTGTGTGTTTGAATAAACACTTGCAGCACCACGTGAAACGTATGCTAGCAATTCAGCGGCGGTTGGAAACGCAGCCAATGTCGTTCCGTCAATTGTTGCGTTTGCAACAAGAATTCCGTTGACGTAAGCATTTTGTGCTTTAGCAAGCGCCGAAACCATGTTTCTGAGCAATTCGTCAAAAAATAACGGCGAACTTCTTTCAAGCAACTCAACGGAAAATTTCTGTTGACCCGCCATTTTTACCACTGGGACTGATAAGAAACTGCTCTCTTGGTCAGTATTTGAAAATGCTGACGTTTCTGAAGTCACTGCAACGGTTGGCATTGCGTCAATACGTGGAATTTCGAATGACATTCCAGCGTCAGGCAATGTTCCGCGGCTGATTGCGTCAATGCTTGGGCGAATTGTGTTGCCAAGACCATTGATGATTTCAGTTAATTGACGTGTTGGAACAAGTCCAGCGTTGTCAGTTGTTGTTGCGCCATTGTTGGCGGCATGTACATAATCGCGAGCGTCTAGGTCACCCATTGACGAACGAATTGTGTTTTCTAAGTATTTTGCGGCGGTTACTTCAATGCGTGGCTTTGTTGTAAAGCCCCCCACCTTTGGACGCGCTGCGGCAGTTACGGATTCAGCGGCTTCGACCGTCTCAACGGCTTCCGCTTGTGTGACGGTGTTTTCCACTTCGTCTCCTTCTGTTGTTGGTTGAACTTCTGTTTCGATTTTCGAATCAGAAACTTTGTTTTCATCTTCAGTCGCAGCAACGCTTTCAACACGGGCTGATTTAATTGCTGGCTCTGAAGTCAATGCAACGGCGGTGAGTTCACCCTTCAAAATGCGAACTGTTCCGTCTTTAAGTGTTTCATATTCGTCAAATGCAACTTCAACACTAAATCCGTCGCGCAAACCTTCAGCGGCTTCCACCAGTGCGTCATTGCCCGCAGTTGTCGCAGCAATTTTGAAGGTTGCCGTCATGTTTTTGTCAGTGCTTTCAATAGAAAGTGTTTTGCCAATTCTGCGTGAACGATCATGTTCTAAGTTAAGCAAAACTGGTTTTGGCTCAATTGAACCAGCCGCAAATTGTACTTTTCCAATTGAAGCCGTCCCAGTTTCTTCAAATGTCACAATTGTTCCTGTAATTGTGCGACTGTCAGAATCCGCAGCGGTAATTTGAAACGGTGTTATTACTTTTTTCATAGCAGCATGTCCTCTTCCTCGCGGATTTCCTCGATTGACATTGCGCCAATGCGATTGAGTATTTCATAAACTTGCGCGCGCTCGTAAGGATTGCCACGCAAGAAATCATCTAAATCAAACGACACGCGATTGCCCGCGCTTGTAAAATCTGCAAAAGATAAACGTTGCTCAATAATTGACATGTAATTTCTAAACGCAAAATCCACAAGGTCGCGACGTTTGTCCAACGCGTTTGAATAAGTAAATGTTGATTGTTGCGAATCTGTAAAATACGCTGGAAGCCCTGCCGCCCTGCTCAATTCTAAAGCCAAGTAATTTCGTGCTTCATTTAATTGTAAATTCTTTGGGTCGTAACCAATTGTTGAAAGGTCAACGTCGGCGTTCAAATAAATAACGGATTTTTTTGCACGATTACGAATTGCACCTAATAACTTTGAAACACGATCGGCTGGCAATGATGTGCCATTGGATTTCAACACCATTTGTGGAATTGGGTCGGCTGCGAAATCTAACGCTGCGCGCTCTAATGACGCAGCGGCGCGGATTGTTCGACCAGCGCGGTTGAGCAAACCTTCTTGTGCGCCAGCGAAGACGACTAAGTTTGCTGGGTCAACATAAGACCCGTCAATTGAGTATGAAACAATTTCTGTTCCAATGCCATTTGTTTGAATTGTTACGCGCTCAGGTGCAACACGTTCCATTGCACGAATTCTTCCCGTGTCGGCATAACGTTCCATAACGTATGCATAAGCACTGGGAAAGAAAAATAAATCTGAAATAATCCATGACCAAAATGTTGTCCCTGGAATTCTTGGGTCAGGCTGATTGATTACACGCGGTTGCGGTATTTTTTCGCCTGTTGCTTCGTTGCGTGTGTGCATAGGTAGTGAAGCAACGGTTTGAATTATTCCAAGTGAACGTGCAATTGTTGGAATTGTCATTGCTTCAGATCGGATTGCGCTAGTTACACCTGAAAAGAAAAGTTGCCCCTGTTCGGGGTAGTACGGTGCTATTGCGGCTGCGTCAACCGAAGCGGCAGTGACGGCTGCCCTCGGCTTTGTCGGTGAAAATATATCAAGTAAACCCATGCCTAAATTGTGTCAGGCTTATACGATTTAACCCACCATAATGTCAAGATCATTCTCTTGGCGTGTCGCAAAATGTGTAACCAACGCAACTGCCACCGCACCGCAAACAACCGATTTTGACGCGCGCCTTCCAATAACCCAACCACCGTCGCCACGACGCAATTGAACGGCTGCCAAAATTTCTTCGGTCAATTGTGACTGACCCCTGTGTTTCATACGACCACTGTTGATTGCAGAAAGCATTTCGTCGCATGCTTGTGGGTAAACCGTGTCCATGTCAAAAATTGCAATGCCAGCGGGTGCAAGTCGGGCTGCAACTGCCCCTGCCGTGCGCCTTGAATAAAGGACGTATTGGGTCGGATACTTGCGGGCATAATCTGCCAATTCGTTCGCGATTGCCTTATCGTCCAATTGCAAATCATTTGACCAAGTATGAAGCAACTTGACAACAAATGATTCTTCGCCCAATTTTTGTGCGCCTACAAGACTTGCGTGTTTTCTGTCGGGTGAAAGATCAATTGCCAGCCATGTTTGTTTTTCGGTATCAAGATCAATAGTTTTGTCTAGGCAATTACTCCAGGCAGCCGCGTCCACGGCAGAATTTATTGCAACAACCCAACGACATAAGACTTCAGTCATTACAACGTCAGGTGGGTCATTCAAAACGCTGCGAATGTTATCTGCGTGAATTGTTATGCCCATGGCGGGGTTTGCCCATTTGGCATTTTCCACGCTGATTTCGTCAGTAGGTGCTGACCATTCAAAATAGCCAATTTCATCTTCAGCACCAGCAATTTTTGCAAGGGCGCGCTCGCGAAAAGAATTCAAAACCAAACTTGAATGATCGCCAGCATTTGTGTACGCCATGACTAAAGGATTGGGCGCAGCCATAAGGGTGTAACGCAAACTTGCAAAACTTTCCATATCTGACATTTCACGCAATTCATCAAGATGTAAAGTTGAAGGGCGACTAACGCCGCGAGCCGCTGAACCGCCAGCCTTTACAATAAAACGTGTCCCGTGGATTGTTTCAATTTCTTCAGCACCATGCGCCCAACGTATTCGTTTTACTTGTTTTGCCAATGTGTCGTTTTGTTCAATAACACCAACTAGCGCCCTGAATTGTTCAAGGCTTGTTGCAAGTCGGTGTGCTGACCCAATTTGCAGCGGCTCATTCCACAAAAACAAACCGCCAAGAATTCTGACTTGCTGCAAAAAACTTTTTCCATTTTGCCTGGCAACGGTGATGACGTTTACTGGAGTTGCCCACCTGCCGTCAGGTTTATATTTGTGCGTGTGAATTAACGCAAATTTTTGCCATTCCATAAGATCAATTGACAAACTGGAAGCCAAATCAACCAATTCAAGCCCGCGACTAGGCAAATCGTTCAATGGCGTGTGGATTCTTGGGGTTTCAACGCCAAAATCGGTGTTTTGCCCCTCTGTGTCTCTACCCAAAACCGTTTGCAGCCCATTAGAACCGCTTTGAGCCAGTAGGTGACCTTTTGTGACCTTACTAGTCATTTTCGTGGCTCTTTGAGTCGTTTTTGGGGGAAAAAGGAACAG